TGTACGCCTAACTTAAAGTAACCTCTTACAAACATTTTTTCTTCTAAATCATCATAGAAGATTTTGAATGAAGATTCTGGGTCAGTTACATCTGAACCTATTGCTAAGTTTTCTACTGCACTATAACAGATACCTTGTGTACCATTTACACCACCTCTCAAGAATAATGCTGGGTCTGTATCTGCAAGAATAGTATCCCACTCATACATTGGTACAAGTTCTATACCTCTAAATCTTACAGTTAAAACTCCTTCTGCTTGATTAGTAATTGCTAAATCTGCTGAAGTACCTTCTAAGTTAGATAAGTAAGCATTGTAAATTTTTGGTGTTACAAATATTTTCTTATCTCCTGCTGGTACTTGTTGTAGAGCTGCTGGTGCATTATCATATACACTTCTAATTAAAGAAAGTGCTTCACCTGCTGTTGGATTAAGTGGGTCTGCTGCACTAAACTCAGTTCTTGCAGCTAATACAGTTGCGTTATCTCCCATTAATTTCATCCAACCAGTCATTTGGTTATAATCAGAAGTTGCTCCATCACCACCCCAAGCTAATCTTACTACGTCAGAACCAATACCAGATACAGTTCTATTTAAGATAGCATCTGCTACCATTGTTCCTTCAAGGTTCATTACATCTACTCCACTTTTGTAAAGTTCTTCAATGTAAGTATCTTGAAATTCATTTTGACATTGCTCAAGAGCCACTCTCATTCTACCTGCTGTTATTGTTCTTTGCTCTATGTTAAAGTCTACTACAGGGTCTTGACTTGTTGGTGAACACCCTGAATAGCTTTGAACAATTTTTTTAAGAGCAGCACTCGTATAGACATTCATCGTACGCTTAACATTAGGTATTACTCTATAGTTACGCATGATGTCATCACTCTTGAATACTGGCTCAAAAAATAATTGATTAAGGTCAGCTCCACTATATGTTGCGAAAGTACCTTTATTTGCTACGTTTCCTGTTGCCATTTTATTTTATTTTTTAATTATGATTTTAATTTATTTTTAATTCTATGTGCTATTGCATTATAAAAGTCTGCGTTAGCATCTACAACTTTGTTTTCAACAACTGCTGGTTCAGTATCTTTTTTAATCTCTGTACCAGTAGCTTCTGATTTATTTAACAAAGTGTTTAGTCTTTCTACTTCTTCAGTTAAAGTTGCTTTTTCTCCATTTAAAGATGCAGCTTCCTCTGTAAGATTAGAAATAGTTTCGTTAGCTTTAGATAATTTAGCTTCAAAGTCTGTAAGTTTATTCATAACTTCTTCTTTATCAGCAATAGTAATCTCAACGTCAGAAACAACAGTTTCAGAGTTATTATCACCTTTTACCTTAGTAACGATTTCATCGATTTTACTGTTAAACCAGTTTTTTAAATCTTCTGTCATTTTACTACTTTTTAAATTACTATTTAGGATTTTATTTACTTTTTCGTTTGTCATGTTCTTATATTGAGAAACATCTGCTTTTGCTGCAACCTTTATTGCATCAGATATTGTATCTATAAAACCATACTCAAACGCTTCCTCAGCAGTCATCCATGTTTCGTTATCCATTAAATCCATGATCTCGTCATAGTATCTACCAGTTTTCTTAACATAAACCTCTGCTATTTCGTTACTTATCTTCTCCAGTACCTGTGCTTGTTTCATCATCTCATTAGCATCACCCTGAATATTACCCCATGCATTATGAATCATAAACAAAGAGTTTTCACTCATAACTACCTCATCAGCAGCTAAAGCAACAACAGTAGCAATACTAGCTGCAATACCTTCAATGTATGCAGTAGTCTTACCTTTTCTGTTTTTTATTATCGAGTGCATTGCCATGCCTTCAAAAACTTCACCACCAACACTGTTAATATGTAAAGTGATGTCACGTCCATCCAAACCTTTAATGTCATCAACAAACTTTTGTGCTGTTATACCAAAAGTACCGATGTCATTAAAAATATAAACATCTGTTGATGCAGATGCTTCGTTTTTAATTTCGTACCATTTTCCGTTCATACTACAAAATTACTACTGAATTTATTTATTGATACCTAATTAAAGGAAAAAACTTTATGTTATCGATACGTTACTAGACATTTTACTTTTTCTTCTGTCTTTATACACAATATTTTGTACTTGACTTTCACATATTTCATACTTTATAGATAAGTCCATGAATGTAGCAGTTCTATTGCCTTCATTATGCACGAGCATTTTATCAAAGTCAGTTATTATCATATAGTTTCTTAACCTTCTTTTCTCTACCATACCTCTCTCTACAAGATGTCTTAATATGTCTTTAGTCGTAGGATCATCACCAAACCTTTTAGTTAACTCTATACTTAAAGTTTCTATGTACTCGTAAATTACTTTTGGTTTATTTTTTAGATTTTTTGGCACGAGTTTTCTTTTTAGGTATTTCTATTTGCGTATCCCACTCTATGTGCATAGTTTTAAAAAACTTTACTACTGCATTTCTACAACTACTACAATTCATATCTTGTTTTTGTGCAGGAAATAATTTGTGCCATTCAGCAAATAAAATATTCATACAATTTTTTTTGTGTAAACTGTAATTTCTGTTATAGTCATCATTTTCTTTTAATGTATCTATAATTAATTTTTTTTGTGTTTCTGTAAAAGTTTGTGATATTGTTTTTAAATCTGTCATATTACCATTTATCTATTGGACATTTACCAAAAAACTCTTTTGTTAAAGCTGCTTTTGCATCAAGAAAGCAAGTGCATTTAGCACATCTTGCTCCTCTATCCCACTTTGGATATTTTAACATTAAAAAGTTTCTGTAAAAGTTACAACTTTTGCATATATCTAATCTTTTCTGTTTTTCTTTTTTATCAACGAACATATGTTAATTTTTAAAATCCTGCCTGACTTTGTATCAGACTTACATTATTTTGCGTATTAGTAATATCACTTTCTAATACATATACTCTACCTCCTTGACTCATAGCTCCTGCGAGTCCATTCATTCCTACAGCATTAAACTGATTTGTAGCAAATGATGGCATATTCAATAAACCACCATCTGCAAACTTAACACCACCTCCTGCTGCGTTCATAGCAGATAACTGACCCCTAAACATAGATGTGCTACGTTTATTGATAACAGCTTCTCCACCTTCTAATTCTACTACTCTACCACCAACTGCAAACTTCTCACCACCATTAGCGTGTGATTTACCATGCACCATACCACCTCTTGCGTATTGCTGAGCCCCTATAACACTCATTTGTGCTCCTCCTACTAAAGCTGCTAACCCCATCTTAATAGGATCTGGAAAAACTTCAATAATATTTAAAGCAGTATCCATTGCTGCTTGTCCTAAATTAGCTCTTTTCTCTTGATTAAATTGCTGTTTGTTTAATCTATCTATTTGATCTTCATATTGTTCTTGAGATATAGTACCAGACTCTAATCTAGTTTTTAATAAATCTTGTTCTTTTTTAAATCTTCTTTCTGCATTTTGTGATTCTATTTGAAATATAGTATCTGCAACAGTTCTTGCACCAGTAATAGTTGCTTGTCTAATTTCTTTTCTTTTTGCTTCAGCTTTTAAATCTGGTTCTATAAGTTTTTCGTATGTTACAAATTGATAATCTCTTTCCTCTTTAGGTGACATAAATTTTTCTTCTTCAAGACCAAGTTTTTTTAATCTATCAATTTCTGTTTCTATTGTTTTAATTTTTTGGTTTTTAGCTGCTATTTCTTTTTCAGTTCTCTCTGGCATATTTTTAGCAGCAGTAAGTAATATTTCTTGTTGATTTATTAAACTACCTTGTATTATAACTTCTTCCTCATCTGCTTTTTGTTTCTTTTCTTCTAAATCTATAGTTTTCTCAGTTTCAGCATTTAATTCTTCTAAAACTATTTTTTCTCTATTATAGAAATATAATAATATTTCTAAACTTTCAAGCTCATCTTTTTGTTGTTTTGTCAATTCATTACCTGTTTCTTTTGCTAAAAATTTAGTAGCATTCAACTCATCAAGTCTTTCTTTAGCTTTTTCTATGCCACCTAAACCAGCAGCTTCTATCTCTATTCTTTCTATACCTTTCCTTATTTCACGAGTTTGTTGTTTTAAAATATCACTAAGTTTACCACCTTCTTTTTCTTGAAGTTTTCTTGCTTCTTTAATAATATTAGTTTGTTTTTCTAATGCTTCATCTTCTAAAGTTTTGTTAGCATCAGAAAATTTATTTAATATACGAGTGATACCATCTACTACAGTCTGTACTGATTTGGAAAATTTACCAGTTCCATCTAAAACAGATATTATTAAACCTTCCCATGCTGACGTTAATCTTTTAAAAGCACCTCTTGTTGTTTCATCCATAACACCTGCCATCTCCTCTGAAGCACCTGTTGCATTGTTCATTTCAAAAGTCAAACCTTTTATAGCTTCAGTACTGTTTAAAAATCTGTTAAAAGCAACGACCTGCCTACGATTTACTACTTTCAAAATATCATCTAACCGAACTCCTTTTTCATTCATTTTTTCTAAAGCTACAATAAAGTCCTCACCAGAGTTTACAGTCATACCTATAGTTTTTGATAAATCTGATGTGGGGTCTCCAAGAAATAATAATATTTGTCGCAAAGCAGTACCTGCAATAGACGCTTCTATACCAGCATCTGTTAAAGCTCCAAGAAATGCTGTTGTTTCTTCAAATGTAAATCCAAGCATTGCTGCAATAGATGAAACTTTAGTCATTGAAGTTTGAAACTTTTCTAAGTCTAGAGCTGTAGACGTAAAAGCAACTGCCATAACATCAGCAAATCTAGCAGCTTCTGAAGCATCTTCGTTAAAACCTCTGATAGCTGCTCCAACTACAGTAGCACTTCTTGCTAAATCTTCACTAGCTGCTGTTGATAAAAGAAGTATAGCTTCTTGTGCATTTAAAACCTCTTCTGTTGTAAAACCTAGTTTAGATAAGTTTACCTGTAACCCAGCAACTTGAGCTGCTGTAAAGAATGTTGTTCTACCTAATTGTTGTGCAGAGCTATTTAGTTTTTTAAATTCTTTATCTGTTGCATTTGTCATAGCTTTTACCCTTGCCATTTCAAACTCAAATTGCGTAAAAGTTTTTAGTGTACTGCTTATTAATCTTGATATTTGTCTAAAAGTTGCTATTGCTCCTAAAACACTTGCCCCTAGTTTTACAAAATTATTAGAAAGCCCAAGCACTCCAGTAGATGCTTTATTTGTTTTGTTTTTTAATGTATCTAATTGTTTACTACCTTGTACTACTACCTGTACTACTACTCTTTCTGTATTTGTTCCCATACTAATTATATTTTTTTAAATTCATTTCTTACAATATCTGCAACATCTTTTCCTATAGCTGATGCTAAAATTTGTGTGACTTCACTTTTTTTTGTATTAGCTACATGACCAGCAAAATTCGTTCTTCTTAATTGATTACCTTCTTGCCAAAACACATAGGGCTTACCATATACACCCTTTTTGTTTTTTTTACCTGTTAACTTTTTCCAAATTGCACCTGCATATTGTGTTGGTATTCCCTTTGCTGATGCCCATCTAAATATTTCATTGTAGTTAGCTTTTTTTGCAAATCTTGGATTATTTACTGCTTTCCAATAATCAACAGAGCTGTAAACATTCATTTCTACAAAATCACTAACCTTAGTTAAAACTTTATAAGTTAGACCTTTGTGTAACCTACCAGTTGCAATATGTTTTTGCTCTTTTAGTTCATCTTTCAAAAACTTGATCATCTGCATACCTACCATCTTCATTCTCTTGTTTGTGTTTTTGAAAACTATTTTACTTTGTCCACTTGCAAGTTTTTCTACACTTTGTAATGTAGATTTTGTACCTCCAAATAAAGACTGCCCTAATTTTATTATTGTTGTTCTTACTGGCATTTTAAGGTAAAGTGTTAGATTTAGAAATATTTTGTATTGGTCTTGATAAATTCTTTGTTGTTATTTCGCTTGTGTCAGAAAAAATAACAGGTTGTATGTTATCATTCTCATCTGTTATAACAACTTGTGCAAAATCACTAGATGAATTTTCGTAATACACATATCCTTCTCCAATAGTTAATATATTTGATTCATTAACCTTTAATTGTTTTATAGCTAAAGATTTTCGTGATTCTCTATCCTGTCTAAAATTACCCATAATATTTTATAATATAAACCATTGTATTAATTCTACTTTTGTTGTTGTATTTTTTGCTGGAGAAAAATCTATTACTTTATTAATCCTCCATAAAGAATTGTCTAAATAAACTAATTTTCTTAAATCTAAACTTAGAACATCTTTAATTTTAAGATTAACATACACAGTTCTGATTCTTGGAGCTTGTATAAATTGTTGAATCATTTTTTTGTAATATGTGCTATACAAACCTTTTACATTAGTAGAAGTTCCAGAGAATGGAGGTTCTACAATTTCATCATTGTATGATAGAGAAGGAAATGAAGCATCTTCATAATCTACAAAGGTTGCTCTTGGATAAGTTACTCTATTGTTAAATCTTGGAGAAGTAGCTGACCTTTCTACTGTCCATCCAGTAGAATAATTACTATTGTTAGGATTTTGCTGATGCCCTGTGTAATAAAGTATTCTAGGTTCATAATCAAATCCTTTATCTGGTCTTTCTATTGGAGATGTTAATAAAGATTCAAAACCTATAGTTGTAGAAGGAGGTACGTCTGTCCACATTACTGGTATCAAAAGACCATCTACAAAAGGAGTTTTTCTTGCATCATTATCCCATGTTTGTTGAGTTGGTGCAAACAAAGGATTAGTTAACTCTAATTTACCTTTTGGAAAACTATCACCCAAATTCAAATAATAAGAATACTTTGGATTTTCTAACCTATTACCAACATCATCTTTATTAAGATATTCCATGTACTTATCATTACTATCATTTTTGTATTTAAAAAGAACCTCCTCTTTTAAACCAATTTCATATTTATCTTCTAAACCTTGAGAATAATCAACTTTACTAGACCAATTATAAGCAGTGTCTACATCACCATAGAAATCATTATAGGGCTCTATATAAACCTTTTTACTTTGGACATCAGTGTAAAACTGTAAATTAAACATATGTGATATACCTTTTATAAAATCTATTTGTTTTATATCACAAGGCAACATTTGTTGCATAGTAAAAGAATCTCCAATACCAATTTCATCAGAATCATACTCTACTAAAAATTTTGATGTATTAGTAAAAGCAGGTGTTAACAATCCACTAAAAGCAAAAGAATAAACCTCTGCAAGTCCACCTGTATTTGCTGATAATATTGTTGTTGTAGCAGTAAATGTTTCGTTTACCTGTACATATACATAACCAGATGTGTCAACTGTAGCACCATCAAAAAAAGCATAATTACTGCCAAAAGCTGGAGGTACATTTAGTTGTAGAAAATCACCATATACTAAAGTAGAATAAGTTTGCTTTAAAGAACCTGAAGAGTCTTTATGTAATAACTTTATAAAAATTTGGGTTGCATAACTTCCAGTTGAAACAGGTATATCAGTACCATAGATAAAATTACCAACTGCTGATATTTTATAATAACCTGTCTTTTTACAAGTCCAAACACCTGTAGAAGTATCATAACCATTAACAGGATCTGTCAATTCAGTATTATAAAGTAAAACTGTATCTATCGCATCAATATCTAAATCCACTCCATTTGTAGGAATGGTTACATCTCCTACTATGTCTTGTACATTCGCAACAGTATTTACTCTATCAATTTCTGCTTTATATGTAATTTCTTGATTAAGAGCATCTTCATTAGACCTTGAAAACCCAAAATGAGTTATTAATTTTTTAAAGTTAGCAGTTTCAATGAAAGATGAATCTATTGTGTATCCGATATTTTTAAATATTTCTTTTAACAAATTGTACACCCAAAACCAACCTCTCCAATCATACTCAGGCATATCCTCTTTATATATATTAACAGCTCCTTGAGTACCTGTAATGTTAAAATCACCATAACTTACAAGTGGATAGATAACCTGAGAGTTTGTGTAGTTTTTATCAAAACTGTTAAGTATTTCATCATAATCAAATGTTATAGCACCTGTACTGTTAAATTCTAAATCACACATCCTTTTATCTTTTATTTCATTTATCCAGCTAAAATTACCACCATATATAGTGCAAGAATATGACTTTGGGTTTTTGTCTTGTTTACTTCCTTGTAATTGTATCTTTCCTCTAAAAAACTCTACACTATCAACAAGTATTCTACAGTTTTTAATATGATATATATTCTTTGTATTTTCTACTAAGGGATTGTAAATATGATTAAATATCCTATTGTTATTTTTCGTAGCAGGTATATCAAAAGATTTTGAAAAATCACCAAACCTGCTTTCTAAATTTTTACCATCTGAAACTGTAAATGTTAATGACAAAGGGAAATCTTGACTGTCTGAAATATCTAACTGACCTAAAACTCCAGAGTCTAAAATTGGATTTAGTATAGGTGTCGTAATCACACCTGAACCTCCAGAGCTAGTAGTTAGAATAATTCTTATAGTACTATTATATCCAGACCCACCACTTGTTACACTAACTCCTGTAATAATAAATGGATCAGCTAATGTTCCAGTGCCAGAAGTGGTCAAACTAACAGTAGCATTTGTTGTAGGGTTTGCTTGTCCTGAGCCATTCTCTACTACTGCTATTGGTGTATCTATAAACTCACCTCCATTTACAATATCTACTCTTTGTAAAGAATCACCACTTTCAAAATCAAGAATTTCTATCTGTATCTTCTTGTCTGCCATTTAGTTTCTTTGTGTATTTATTTTGTGAGAGTGTGTATATTCAATATTAAATTTGACTAATCCTTCATCTTGATTGACAGTTTCAACAGAACTATTTGTTATAATAACTGGAAAGTAATCTTTTGTAGATGGATGCATAGTAGCATTGATTGCATTTGCTCTTATAGATGCATCGTTTTCTAATTCTATCCAAACAGATGGTGATGTGATTAATTCACTTAACCAATCTGATTCTATCTTATTCATTGGTTCTGTATATACTGAATCGTTTTTTGTAGCATCTACATTTAACACTCTTATACTTTCTTGATATGTATTAGAGAAATTAGTGTCAGCTAAATTATCATTAGTATAACTTACTCCAGTATAGTCTATAGGTAAACTTCCTTGCTCTGGCAACATTCTTTGATTTGGTCTTTGCTCATATGTGTTTTTAGAAACACTAATTGTTTCCATAATGTCTCTTGTGCAAGTATAGCTATCTATACCACCTGCTCTGTTTAACCAATGAAACCTAACAAAATCATATGCTGGTTTTACAGGTTGTCTATCAATTACAAAATATCTTGATTCTGAATATTTATAATCAGTACCACCATCTTTTGTTAACATTAATGTTGCTTTATACCAAACAGTGTTGTCTGATATTGTATTAGCACTTATACTGTTGATATATACTGGTGATACATTTTGTATCAGATAACTTTTGTATGTTGCGTTTGACGCTATACCAAAACTAGGTATCAAAGATCTAAAAGCACTTAACTCAGCACTATCTCCATCACTTGTTTCTATATTTATAAAAGCATCATTTGTTTGGTCTGTACTGTCAAATATACCTGATTTGATAAAAAAATGTAACCACTCTGCTTCATCTGTTGTTCGTATTGGTTTTTTGTATTCTACACTAGAATCTGATGTGGCAGCATTAGGGCAATACGAAAAAAACTTATGAGAAGTATCGTTTGCTCCAGTACCTCCAACAACTGCATAGTCATGCAAGTTATGACTATCTGTCCATTGTGGTGCATTATTAACAATACCAAAAGTAGCTCCTGCTAAAGCAGAACCTGTCATACTTACTACTTCTCCATCAGAATTTAAAACTTCTGCTTTGACTTGAAAATCTATAAATCTAAAAGCACCTAGAGGATGTAATATTGGATTGTTATCACCTTGTATATAAGATGAGGTATCTCCATTATAACCCCCAAAATCTATACTCTTAAGTGTACCTGCTTTTATTGGTGCTAAAGTGTAAGAAAGTAAATCAGCACAGATGCTTTGTAAATCAAAAGAAAAATATTGAAAAGGTTGTGTTACATTCATGTCTGCACCCATGTCAGTCATTAAGTAAGGTAAATCTCTTGATTTTTTAAGAGTAGCTATTTGTTTCATGTTACCTAGTGCTATAGATTGATTAGTGCCATATTTATTACCAGCAAAAACTTCAATAATTACATTGACTACGTCACCAGTAGTTTGTGGACTGTATGTTGATGAAACAGCACTACCTGATGTATTTGACCATTTTACAACTATTGGTATTGGTAAGTTTGCACTAACAATGTGGTTTTCATCAGAAGATGAATAGTTTTGAGGGTCACTTGTCATAGTAGCTTGTGGCTGTACTACAATAGTCAATTCTGTGTTAGTTCTTATTGCTGTCATCTTAGTATATTCTGTATTTGTTATTTAAATAATCTCTTATTTCATTTCTTTCTTCATTACTTACATATCTGTTATAAATAATTATTTCTTGCACCTCTCCATTTAAATATGTGTCTGCTGCACCATCAAGTATATGTCCAACCCTAAAAGGAGCTTCTGCAAAACCATCTGAATTATTAAACTGAGCAAAGTTTTGATGAACCTCTGTGTTGTTGTTGTATTGTAATCTAAACATATGATTGTGTATTCTAGCTGAAACAATATGGTGTGTAGTTCCTAAATCTGAACCTGCTGAGGTAATACTACCTACTTCTCCATCATCATCAATAGCTTTGAATACAATTCTACCAGTTGAATCTATACCTAAGTTCAATCTATCATCGTCAGATGAATCTTTATAACCTATTATTCTTTGTTGTAGTGCAGTTGTTTGGTTTGCTTTTGCTACATAAAAAATACTAAAGTTGTTACCTGTGATTGGACAGTTACTGCTAGACTCTAAGTAATCATTAGTACCATCAAAAGTAAATCTTGCTTTATCATTAGCACCATCATAACCTATTCTTAGTGGTTGACTAGCTGTTGTTGATTGAGCAACGTTGTTAGAGCTTCCTGAATAATCTGACCACAAACTAACTCTTTTTGTTGCAGTATCAAATGTCACGCCACTATCTGCTCTTAGCCAAACTACTAAATCACTAAAGTCAGATGGATAGTTACTTACTGGTCTAAAGCATTTTGTAAATGCAGACATAGTAAAAACCAACTTGATCTGTACTAATCTATCATTTGCTACTTCTTTTACTCTTTCAAACTCTATACTCTCATCGTTAAGATAGACCTGTACTGTTGCATCCTGAAAGTTTTTTAAAACTAGATCCATCCATTCAGTAGCTAAGTCTTGTAGGTTATCCCATCTATGTTGCAGAGTAACGGCAGACTGTGCTGCTTGTTGATATAGATTGTAAAAGTTTACTTCAAACTCAAACTCTTCTCTACCACTATATATGTCAGGCATCACAGATTCTGGTGGTTGTATAATCATTGCTGGATAAACAGTATTATGAGTTTCATTGATCTCGCTTTCATAGCCAAATCTACTATCACCATATGTCCACTTATCCTGAAATACTGTTACTATGTCTTTTAATCTTGTTATTGCCATAATTTACATTACTTTATTTGGGTTGTTGATTTTATCATTTACAGCAATTTCATAATCATTCTTTGCTGTATTCCAACTCAAATATGTTAATACTTTGTATAGATTTGCTCTTTTGACGCTATCTATTTCATTATATCCTTCTTCTTTAAAAATACCTTTCTCTGCTACCATATACAAACTATTTAACCAACCATAAGGTCTGATGTACTTTTTATAGAGCCCTTCTGTTGATATTCTTCCTTTGCTCGTTTTAATTCCTCCCCTTTGACTTCCGTTAAATACGTTTGGAAAGTCTCTGTTAACCTGACGCTTTGCATAGTCAAAAAAAAACTAAACTCCCAAACGATGTCCATACTTAATTTTTTAAATTTATCTGATTTATCTGGTATAGCATCATCATTATATTCTTCTGTTGCTGTTCTACAAAGTATCGCCATCTGCTCTGGTAATATATCAAACTTACCATGCTTCATCATATCTATAGTTGCATCTAACTGTGTAGCTTCAATATAATCGCCAAAAGTGTTTTGTTTTAAAAATTCTTTTGGAAAATAATATGTTTCTTCTTCAAACTCAAAACTTTCTATACCAGTTGGCTTATAGTCTTGTAATAAATCAGAAACTGTTGTCACTGCATGATTTACACTTTCTAAATCTAATTTTTGCAACATTGCATCGTTAATACCAGTTAGATATTTAAAAATATCTCTATTCATTCTTAATACTTCTACCTCTTTTAGCTTTTCTTCTTTTATTTCTTTTTTCTCTTTATCTACTTCAGTCTTAGTGTATTTAGTTATAATCGTATATAAACCACACCACCACTCGAGTGTTATGTCTTTCCACTCAGTTGGTATTTCATATTTTTTGTCTTGTATTTGTATTTCTACCATTTTTGTTTTTTAAATTAATTCCTCTATATCTAAAATTTTTAAATCCTCATTCAGTATATCTGTTATCTCTCCAGTTAACAGTTCTGTCTTTCTTGTTAATCTATCTATGAGCATAATCAAATCATACTCATTACTTTTGTTTTTTAGACCAGTCATAAAACCAATTGTCATATATAAAACAAGGTTTGGTATGATATATGCAAACTCTGCCTTTAAATCTTTGTTACCTCTAACACCTTCATAGAAATTATTAGAATATGCTATGATTGTGTCTAATATATCGTGATATTCTTTAAATTTACCTGATTTACTATCTTCTGTAGCAAAATATGCTATTTTTTTAACGTAACTAATATATTTCTCTACTAGAACCTTATGCTTGTTGTTTACAGCTAAAATCTCTTTGTACTTCATGTATTTTGTTAAAAATTTTATATAATGCAATAATATAAAAAAATTATCGCTAAAATTCCTAATATCTAGAAGTAATACTAAAAATAATTAACAATTACAAGTAATTTTAAGAAAAATATACTACTGAACCCTTATTTGACCATATTTCTCTGTTGATTGCCATAACTAAACAATCTACCATATCATCATGCTTTGCTGAGGGAAATTTAGACAATTGATCTAAAAATGTTTCATTCCACCCTCCTGCAAGTAAACTTACTCTACCTGATTCAAGTGTAGCAGATATATCTTGTACTCTTGCTACTTTATCTTTTGTAGGTGGTTTATCTTCTCTAATATTCAGTCCTGTTTCTCTAATTAGTGTTTGTACTATTGACTTACCAGATGCTTTTGGTTCTACAAAGATTCTTGACTGTGGTGTGTAACCATTCTTTTGTACCCACTGTGGTATGTACTTTACAAGTTCTGGAAACTCTTTGTGTACATTGATACAGTCTACGATTTGCCAAACATTGTCTTTGTATGTATATGCTAGTAGTGCTGAGGGGTCGTTCTTTTGATTTGCAGTATATGCTGGGTCTATGACAAAATTTATTGTAGCATCTTCGACTTTGTGTTTAGATATTTTAAACCAACTTGCTTTTACCATTCCACTATCTATTGGTGTTGGTGTTTGCATAAGTTGACCTGCATAACCATAAGTACCTAAAGCAGTTTTGTAATCATCTAACACTTCTTTACCAAATCTTTCTTTCCAAAAATATCCATCTTCATAAAATTGAACTAGTTTCTTTGGTTTGACATTACCATCTTCTGTTGCAGGTATGCAAATGTGATTGTAATTAAGTCTTGTTTCTCTGTCAAGCAAGAAGCCACTCAAATCATTCTCATGTATTCTCTGCATAATAATTATTCGCACCCCTGTCTTTGGATTATTCAATCGAGAGTAAAATGTAGTTCGATACCACTCGTTAGCATTTTGTCTCTCTGTGTTACTTGCTGCATTTTGAGGTGATACTGGATCATCCACTATTAAGAAATCACCTCCCTGTCCAGTAACAGTTCCACCAACTGATGTAGCTCTTCTTACACCCAAATGTGTATTCTCATATCTTTCTTTGAGGTTTTGGTCTTTCTTAATAACGAATACTTCTCCCCATCTTTCTTTGAACCAATCACTGAAGATTATATCTCTGCTCCTTGTTGCGTGTTCTATTGATAGTGACGCTGAGTAAGAAGCAGTGATAAATCGTAGGCGTGGGTCTTTTATCCAGCACCACACAGGAAACATCACTGTGACTAGGAGAGACTTGGTGCTTCTAAAAGGAACATTGACAATAATATCTTTGGTTTTATTCTTACCTTCTATGATTCTCTCGCACTCTTTTTGCAAAGTATCACAAAGATATTTATGATGCCAATTCGTAGATAAGGGAATAGAGGGTTCTACAATATGCCACGCCTTCTTAAAAAAATCGTAAAAAGACATCTCGCATAGTTTCTTTTCTAATGCGAAATGCAACTCTTTATTACTCATCTAAATCTTTTATATCTTCTAACTGTTTTCTTATATCATCAACAGTTGCATCCTTACCTAACTTAACTTCTATTTTTTTAGATGTTGTATCTTTTATTTCAGTAGATGATAATTTTGGAACAGCATAGTTCATTAGTTTTGAGATTGCATCTATGTATAGCTTTGCATCTTCTTCAAAGATTCTATCTAGTGCCATCTTAATTTTAAAACTATGACCTTCTAGTGCATGAGCTATTGTCTTTCTTGACATCTCAGTTGCTAGTGGTGTTTTGATTTTGCTTTTCCTACCAGCCAATACTGGTCTTACATCTCCTTTTTTAAATGTCATTTTTAAGTTTGTTAAGTAATGTGTCAAATACATAATTCATATCTTCCTTCACTTCTTCTTCTTTAATCTCAACTTCTTTCTCTTTCATGTTGTAAGTTAATTTTATAGAATATTCTTCTCCTTCTTCTTCATGCATCATCTCAACCATTCCTTCTCCATGAAGTTTAGCCATTTGCATTTCTGATATATCTATATGTAAATCGTGACTAGGATCACTGTAATATTTTTTTTCTTTGTCCATATTTTTTTGTACTTCTTTTTTTGTGTTTCTCATTGGATGTCCTTCTGGTAATAAATCAGTATCATGCTTACCACTTCTATACCTTCCATTCCTCAGTGCATAAAGGAAAGAATTGCAACGTGCTAACGCCCACTGGTCAGGACTTGTTACACTTTCTCTTACTGATTCTGGATTTGTATAGTATGCACCTACTCCTCTTCTAAAACACTTCTCAAGTTTTGCCATAGTTACTTTTGGATTCCAATCTTTCTTCAAGTCTTTGACATCCTCATTGTGCTTTTCCATTTTATTCTTTAGTGCCTTCTTTATTCTCTCACTGATTTCTACCTTCTCTTGATTGAAGATAACATCTGTTTCTTTTTCTTCATCTACCATTGCCTTTCTTTCTTTATCTATTTGTTCTAATTTTCTTATTGCCCACTCTACTCCACTTGTTCCTCCCCAAGCATCGTACATTAGCCCTCCACAACCTTCATCGTAAGGTACGTCTTTGTGCTGTTGATGCCTTTTGAAACTAGCCATCCTTGCTATGGTGCTTCTTGTTAGTGCTTCTCTGTTTGCCAACTGTCTTGCTCTTGTCCATCCTACTCTTGTTCCACAAGAACTACCATTTTCTTCTTTATATTTTATTGCACGTTTTGCATTGTTGGTTGCAGATTGTGGATAATCATCATAAGTCTGCTCTGCATAGTAATCTTTGTTTGCTGCTTCGCATTGTGCTTTGGTATCATAGGTACAAGCACCACTTAACCCAAACTTATATTTTCCATTTTCACATTTATAACAAGGCATATTTTATAAAATTGAACTTAATATAATTATACAATTTATTTCTAGCTACAATATAAGTAAAAATAAATGATTCACACAATCAATTCCCTTACAGAACTTTATAATTTCTATATATTACTTTTTAATATCAAATAATTATTGTACCTTCCAACTTCTTATAGAATGTGTATTGCTCATATCGCAAAGAACACATTTAATACCAAACCTAACATAATAATATAGAGTTTATAAAATTGAACTTTGATCTGGTGTGTGTATGTGT